TAGCCGACTCGTTCCGAGCCGGAAGAAGCATAGGTCGTCGCCATAGTTCAGTCCTCAGTGAAAGTGAAAGGAGAAGGGGGCCGAAGCCCCCCGCTCATCAGGTGCAGTTGATGCGAACGCCCCACTCGGGACGCAGCAGCTTCCACCCGTACAGGATGTCGATACGGAGCAGCATCTCGTCGTTGCGGATGTCGCTCGCCTGCCACACGCGCACGCTCAGGCCGTCCTGCACGCGCCGCACGCAGCGGGCCGCATCGTCCATCAGCGGGAGGTCGGCCGTGACGAAGGTCGCAAACTCCTTCTGGTACGCCAGCGCCTGCTTGTAGGCAGTCGAGGCCGACCCGAAGAACGTCACAACCTTGGAGGTCACGGGGAGACGCGACACGTTCTGACGCGGACCCGTCGAGTAGATCGTCGGAGAGAGCGCCATCGCGGTCGTGCCCGCAGCGGTTGCCACGAACTGCTTCAGGAACGAATAGCTGTCTTTCGTCTGCGGATGGACCGCATACACGCCGCTGTCCGCTGCCGTGCCGAACGTGAACACGCTGCCCTTCGTGAAGTTGCCACCGGCCAGGGTGATCGCGGCGTCGCCCGTTGCGATGGCCGTGTCATTGGTCGTGACCGTGGTGTGATCCGAGCCGTTGGTGTGAACGTAAATCCGTTCGTTCTCCCACCAGTCGAACCCTGCGCCACGGGTGTAGGCACCCTCGCGGAACGCCTCACGCACCTGCGCACCGTCGTGGAAGATCGCCTTGTTGCCGTTCACGATGGAGGCCATCGTGTCGCTGTCGATCTGGATGTGACGGTCATCGCCGGGGGCGAGGAACTGATTGAGGCGGGCGCGAGCCTGCCCGATCATGCTCGTGTCACCCGAGGTGCCGGGCACCGTGCCCGCCGTTCCTACGAGGTTAGGCACGCCCTGCGTGATGTCCTGCAACACGTCGGCTTCGATGCCCGACACCAGCGTCTTGACGGCCGGCTCGATGTAGCGGCGCGACAGATCGTCCATCGCGAGCGCCATCTCGGCAGAATTGAAGCGGATGTCCACACCGTCCTGTGTTGCCACAGTGACCGACTGCGTGGTCTCGGTGATGTCCTGCACGTCCATGATCCGCGAGCCGGTGCGGCGCGTGAACTCATTGGGGTTGCGGACGCGCAGTGCGTCACCGATCTTCGCGCCGGTCTTGGCGAAGGTCGAGTCGTACTGACGGTCGATGGTCTTGAGGAACTTCAGTTCCTCGTGGGCGACTCGCAGCGATTCTCTCGCCACAAAGTCGATGACAGAAAGGGTGTTGGTCGTCATCTCTTTTACCTGCGTTGTGCGATCTGCCGCTTACGCCACTTCGCAAACTCGACATCCGACATCTTCAGTGGATCTTTCTCCACTTCCGGTTCGGTGGCCGCGATGGTCGGCGGCGGCGGCGGTGCTTTGGTGACAACTGGCTTAGGCTTCGGCTCCGACATCTTCGCCTCCAATCGGCCCATCTCTCGCGCCGCCAGCGTGGGCGGCAACGTGTAGATCGACCGGGCAATCTCCGGGTTTTTCCCAAGATGGTACGCAAGGGCCGGACCCATCTCCGAGGCCGCAATGACTTCCGCCATTGCCGGGCTGATCGGGGTTGATGGGTCGTACACGACTTCGTGATAGTCCTCGGCGGTTTCGGCGAACTTCGCCTCTCGCGCCTTGAACGACTCCTGACGTTCGCGGGCCTGCGCCTCCTCCCGTTCGCGTTGCAGCGTCTGCTGCGCTTCGCGCCGGGCTTCGGCTCGTACGAATTCGACCATCGCCTTGCGATAAGCCGTTTCGTCGTAGTTGTGCTGCTCCAGGGTAGGTTCCTGTTGCGGCTCAACCGTCTCGGGCTTTGCCTTCTGTTGCAACAATTCGAGCAGCTGCTCGTTTCGCCGCTCTGCCTCACGCCAGTTGCGCGTGAGTTCACTGATCCTTCGCTGGAAGCCGCCTTTCGGCTTTTCCGGCGCCTCGGGATCATCGGGGGCACTGTCCGGCGCCTCGGGTGCGGGGGCTGAATCCGCAACAGCCTCTACCGGGGTTTCCGGCAAAGGTTCAGCAGCCTCGGCGGGCATTTCGCCCGTAGGTACGGTCTCGTCAGTCATTTACGCTCTCGCGGATTTGCCCCGTGTGCGCCACGGGTAGCGTGCGGGGTTGAGTACCCCGAAACTCTCAATCCATCGCCAGCAGCATCAGCACTGCCAGTTCTTCTTCCTCTTGCAGCCGATTGAACTCGCGCAGCGCGAGTTGCACGGCTAAGTCTGTTTCAGCCCGTTGCGCATAACGCAACGCGCGGGCTACCCGGTTGGGCAGCTCGTCGTCCTGGTACTGCGCGGCAAGCGCGGCGAGGCGCAGGCGTTCGGCATCGCCATCGGCCAGCACGCCTTCACTGCGCAGCTCGGCCTCGAGCCGGTTCGCAAGCTCGTCCCGCTCGCGCTCGCGCTCGAGTTCTTCCTCCAGTTCGCGGCGGCGCCGGCGACTGGCAACCTCACCGAAGTTGCCCTCGAGCCATCCACCGGAGGGCCGGGCCTCAACGTCCAGCCCCGGCACGATGATCTGCGGGGCATTGCCCACGAACCGCAGCACGCCCACTTGTGGTGCGACGGTCCACGAGCCGGCAATCTCGACCGTGGGCCGCTGTCCGGTGAAGACCAGCGCGCCACTGACCGGATCGGCCGTCCAGTCCTGCGTGACGACCGGCTGCTGGCCGGCGAGCCTCACCGCGCCCGCTGTGGGCGCCTTGATGACGTTGCCGCCCGACTCGATCAGCGGCTGCTGCCCGACCAGTTGCAGGACGCCCGCTGTGGGCGCCACAGTCCAATCCTGGCCGACGATCGGCTGCTGGCCGATGAGGTGTAGCAGGCCCGTCTCGGGGCTCGCGTAGAGGTTCTGCGTGAACTCTACGGAGGGCTGTTGCCCCACGAGTTGCAGCGCGCCCGCTGCTGGCGAGGCCGACTGCGACTGGGCAACCGTGGGCTGCTGCCCGACGAGCTGTAAAGCCCCGCTTGTCGGGGAAACGGTCCAGTCCTGCGTAACCGTGGGCTGCTGGCCCGTGAATACATACGCCCCGCTCGCGGGGTCAACGGTCCAGTCCTGCGTGACCGTGGGCTGCTGGCCGATCAGAACCAGCGCACCCACTGCCGGGGCAACGGTGTGGTTGGCGTCTTCGCTGACCGTGACCTCGGGCGTCTGCCCGACCAGTCTCAGCACCCCCGCCGTGGGGGTCTCGTCCGTGCCGCCGATCTGGTAGCGCGGTGCCCAGGTATTGATACCGGGGATCAGCGCAATCCACGAATCGACCAGATCGACCGTGGGCGCCTGCCCGACCAGTCGCAGCGTCCCGGCCGTGGGGCTCGCAATGGCCGGGACAGTGACCGTGGGCGTCTGCCCAACCGTTCTCAGCGTTCCGACCGTGGGCGAGGCGGTCTTGTTCGCGGACTGGACCGTGACCGCCTGTTCGGCCGACAGTACGGTGTAGTTCGTGCCGTTGGCCGGATCGCCCGCCACACGCACGAGGTACGTGTCGGCCTCTTGCCCGGTCCCCGTCTTCGAGACCTGAACGGTGCCCGTCTGCCCGGTGAGCGGGTTGTTCGCCCCGACCGTGATGCCGGTCGTGCCCGTGGTCGGGCAGTTCGTCCACCCCGCGCCGTTCTTGTTGTACTGCCAGACGAGCGAGTACGCCGTGACGCCGCCGCCGCCCGTAAAGCCCGGCGTGGCAGCAAAGGTGAACGTCCCGCCAACATTGACGTTCGGGTCGGAAGCGGGCGCGTCGAGCGTGAGGGTGCTTAGGGTACGCGCCACGCGCTCATCTCCAGATCAGAACGTGCCCCCAGTAACGCCGGGGGCCGCGCCCCGTCAGTAAATGACGAAGAACCCGTTGGTCGGGGTGTTGATCGTCAGCGTGTTGGTGTCCGCCACCGTGAAGGCGGCCGTGGAAAGCTTGCACCACATCAGGACATGGCTGTTCGCCGTGTTGTCCATGTACACAAGGGCGTACTGCACGCTCGCCACACCACCCGAAGCGGAGATCACGAGGTTGTTTGCGGTGAACTTGTGCGTGGCCGAGCCCGCAATCGCCGTGATATCCACGCCCGAAAGGGTGTAGTCCGACGTGTTCGCGGTCTCGTTGGTCGTGCCGATCTGCGACAGCAGCGACAGGGTAGACACCGACACCGAGGCCGATGCCGCCGCCTTGTAGAGCTTGCAGCGCAGCACCGAACTCGCCAGCGAAATCGTCCCATCGACGATTTTCGAGCGGGCGTTGTTGTACAGGGTCCAGGTTCCAGCAGCCATTTAACTTTCCTCTGCGGCAGTCTTGATTGCGTGAGCGATCAGGCCGTCACCGCGAACGGCAAGATCAATGGTCTTCCCGATGCTCTGCATCAGGCGCAAAAAGTCGCCCGCCTGCGCCACCATCCACGGGTGACACTTGAACGTGCGCCCGCCCACCGTCACGTCCACGACCAGCTTGCGGTCGTTTTCGGGCTGGTGATAGGCGTGGTGGGCATCGTCCACGAGGCAGGAATCAAAGCCGAACAACTCGAACTTGCGGAAGCCCAGCAGCATCAGCAACGGAATCCCCCTCAGGATCACCGTCCCCCCGCCGAACACCGGATACCACGCGCGGCCCTCGCCACGTTGGTTGTCGAAGTCCTCGATGATCGACTTGATGTGATGGCCGCTGTGCCACAAGAGCACCTGCTCCTTGGGCAAACTCGCCGCCACGCCCGGATCACACTGGCTCGCGATCAGGTACTTGGTGCGCGGAAACGGGTTTTCCACAAACCGCTTATTGAACTCGCGCGCATCACACATGATCTGGATCGAGGGCTCGAGGCCCCACTCGCGCGCGATCTGGTGCGTGTTGTTCACCGTCACCAGGAACTCGCCCGCCATGCGGCGCTCGATGATCTCGTCCTTGTAGTCGTTCAGCGACGGCCCGCCGGCCATAATCATCAGCGGTACGTCGGTGGCGGCATGGGGCGCCACCTCGGCATAGCCCGCTGCGAGATTGGCCCGCACGTTGGTCTCGACCGTTTCGTGGCTCACGTTCAGGACCGTCTTCGGTCCGAACTCCACCGCATCGGCATACCCTGAGACGAGGAACGCACAGGTGTGCTCCTTGTCCTCGCTCCACAGGATCTCGCAGTCGAAGTCCTCCAGTTCCGCCTTCCACCACGCATAGGGCTCGACGGTCAGGTGCAGCGGCTCCCCGATCAGCGCGCCCATGTGATCGGGCGTGCAGGCGATCTGAAGATAGACCTTGCGGGCCGAGCCCACGACCACCCTCAGTACCCGCTTCACCTGCTCGGGCGGGATGTGCTCCAGTACGTCGGTGCAATAGGCAAAGTCGGCAATGCCGGTGATCGCTTCATTGAGGTCTTGCTGCACGAAGGGGATGCCCTCGCGCTCGACCTCGGCGTCGCGGCAGTTCGCGGCGAAGTCGTACTGCGTGACGGCAAAACCCGCGCGATGCAGCGCGAGGCCAGCGCGTCCCGTACCGCAGCCGAGATCGCGGATGGTAGAGCCCGGTCTCGGGTCCGCCACCTCGAGGAACTGACCCACCGCGAGTTCGCCCGGCGCCACCCGACGATAGGCCGGGTGGGACCACATTGCTTCGTACTTCGCCTGCTCTTGCAATCACGCCACCTCTTGCTGTGTTTCGACAATGCGCCCGACGAGCTTGCCGCCGATGCGCTCCACCACCACCGTCTTGTTCTTCGGTGGATCTGTCACCACCACCTGCGGCTGGCTGCGCTGCTGCATCTCGGCAATCACCTGCGCGGCCTGCGCCATGAACTGCGCAGCCTGTACCTGGATCGCCGCCACCGCTTCCGTGACCTGAGCCGACAGCGCCTCGCGATCGGACTCGACCACGCGCGTGCCCTCATCCGCCCCGGCCTGCGCCTGCTTGGTGAGCAACTCTGCTTCCCTGCGCGTGATGTCGGCCTGCGCCTTGGCGACTTGCGCCTCGAACTGGCTGCGCTTGACCTCGAGGGTGGAGATCTGCTTTTCGACTTCCACGCCCTTCTGCTCGGCCTCGGCTGCCGCCTGCTGCACCAACATTCCCTGCTGCTGCACCATCTGGCTCGCCTGCTCGACCTGCTGCATGGCGAGCATGACCTGCGGGTCTTGCTGCGCGCCTTCCGCTTCCATCGCCTGAATCTGCGGGGGCAGCATGGCCTTCATGCGGTTGGCGATCTCATCGGCATAAGGCAGGTCCACCGCCTTGAACACGAGATCCCCGGCAACGCCCATCACCGCAGGGTTGGCTTGCGCGAGGGCCATGTAGGTCTCGGCCGCTTCCTGCCGCTGTGTCGAGAAGTTCGGCCCCACGGTCACGGCCACGTCGTACTTGCCGCGTGACAAGTCGATGATTCCGTCATTGACGGTGAGGTACTTCTCAGCGCCATCGGCACCCAACACGCGGATGTGCCGCTGCGTGTCATAGACGCGCGGGATCAGGTCGCAGAGCAGCTCCCACGTCCTTCTGATACCCCGTGCGAGGTTCTCGCTGAAGTTCCACGTGGCGAGCGTGCCCTCCATCTGCCGCTGGCGGATGGCAACACCGGAAGTTTCATTGGTGCGCGCGCCAAGACTCGCATCGAAGATGCCCGTGGTGCCCTTGATGTCTTCCGACGATAGCTGGATC